ACTGAAGTTATTAGCAATTTACCTGGCGGAGGTATGGCTGCAACTGTAGACACTGCGGAAGATAACATAATGAAGTTCCTTATGATCTTTCCAAAGGGTAAGTTGCCTAGTGGTAAACCTGCTAGAGTGAATAGAAAGAACATAGAAGAGTCCTTCAAGTGGTTCCATAAGAATTATACGTATGATTGGGATACCATACTACGTGCAACTCTATACTATGTGGACACCTATGAGAAGGCTAACTATATGTATATGAAGAACTCGCAGTACTTTATACGCAAGCAGAACACTGATAAGTCCTGGGACTCAGAGCTTGCTAATTACTGTGAGATAATTATTAACGGTGAGGATCTAGAGGATGCTCCACATTTTTCTGATAAAGTAGTATGACGCAAAGAAAGTTTGAGAAGATAATGCTAATGGTCTTAGCATCAGTAATTATGAGTATAGTATGCTGGACTTTGATTGATAATTTAATTGTACCAGTTAGTTTAATTGAATATATTTTTATTGAATTTCTCTTGGTTTTTGCATACAAATCTTATACATTTGTAGTCAAGCAGATCCAATCTGTAGAAGAATAATCCCCACATTTTATGTCTAAACAACACCTCTGGAAAAATCAGAAGGAAGGCTTTGCTGACTCCTTACATTACCTAAAAGGTAGGATGGAGGGGAGTATTAAAAGTATTAAGACACCTTGGGATAAGTTTAATGATGCTACAACTGACGGTCTGGAATGGCACTCCATGACTGTTATAGGTGGAAGACCTGGTAGCGGGAAAACTCTTATTAAAGATCAGATAGTAAGAGAAGCATTCAAGCTTAACCCCACTGAGAGTTTTCGTGTGTTAGAGTTTCAGTTTGAAATGCTAGCACGTACCTCTGCAATAAGAGAATATAGTAGTGTACTTGGCAAGTCCTATAAGTATCTCTGTAGTGCAGATGGTAAGTTAACAACCGAAGACCTTCAGATTTGTTATGATCACGCTAAAGAGAGAGTTAAGTTAGCAATTGATATTGTTGAAGAACCTATCACCGTAAACGAGTTAAGAGAAGTTATTGTTGATTATATGCAGCATAACATGATCACTAACGAGTCAGGAGATTATGAGTACACCAAAACAATTGTAACCTTAGATCACTCTTTGTTGTTGAAGAAAGCCCCATTTGAAAAGGACAAGTTTGATACTCTGTACAATTTAGGAGAAGCTATCACGGAACTTAAGCGTAAGTATCCTATAGCCTTCATCATCCTGACACAATTGAACAGAGGTATTGATAATCCTGAAAGAAATGAAGACGGTAAGTATGGTAACTACATACTGGAGTCTGATATCTTTGGGTCAGATGCCTTGCTTCAACACGCAGACACCCTCATTGGTATTAACAGACCAGGTAAACAGAAGATTAAACTGTATGGTCCTGATAGATACTTAATAGAGGATGATAAAGTTTTAGTATTACACTTTTTAAAGTGTAGGAATGGTGATAACCGCATGAGTTTCTTCAGAGCAGAGTTTGCTCGGATGCGCATAGCGGAGATGCCCACTCCACCGCAACAAGAAAAAAGATCTAAAGTATAAGTTATGGCAATAAGCACAAACCCGCCTGGGGCTATGACAACTGAAGAAAGAAAGCAACGCATTGGAGATCTAAGAGATCATCAACAACCATTGTTTGATGCACTCGGTGTAAGCAGCGCATTGTTCTTTCCTAAGATGTCTTACAGACCTAAAGGTAAAGATGAATTGTATGTAAGTTTCTTTCCTAGTGAATTGAAACGAGGGTATGATATCTACACAGAATTTGTAAGTAGAGAGTATGAAGCAGAAGATCCAGAAAGAACTCTATGGAAATGGAGATTTAACCCACACTGGGAGGATGAGTATGAATGTACTAACGATGTACAACCTAGATACTTAATCCCTGTGAAGGAACTTATTAAAGTTAATGCTCCTAAGAAGAGTGAAGTTGTTCAACAGAAAGATATCTTTGAAGAAGGATTCTTAACTGGTGATGATGACGCACCTATTAGTGACATGACTATCAGAGACTTGTTAGCAATCCTATCAAAGTCTCCGGTTAGTAAGAAAGAATGGTTAAATAATTTACTTAAATAAAAATGGAGATTAAACTTCCTACTGGTAAGGTTCCAGCTGAGGCACTGAGTCCTCGGAACCTGATTATCTTTTCAAAGCCAAAGACTGGCAAGACTACACTATTATCACAGCTTGATAACTGTTTGATACTAGACCTTGAGCAAGGTTCTAAGTATCTAGAGGCAATGAAGGTTGAAGCAAACTCAATTGCTGATATCAAGGCTGTAGGTAAAGCTATTAAAGATGCTGGCAATCCTTATGATTATGTAGCTGTAGATACCATCACTGCATTAGAAGAGATGTGTATCCCTTATGCTGAAGAGTTGTACATGAAGACCCCTATGGGTAAGAACTGGCCAACTGATGGTAAGCTTAAGTACGGTACAATCATAGGGCTACCTAACGGTGCTGGTTATCAGTATCTTAGAGAAGCATTTACTAAAGTTGTAGCTTACATTCAAACGTGGGCACCTAGAATAATACTGGTAGGACACGTGAAAGATACCGTTCTTGAGAAGAATGGATCTGATTTTAATTCACTAGACTTAGACTTGACGGGTAAGCTGAAAAGAATTACTGCGTCAAACTCTGACTCTATTGGATACTTATACAGAAAAGGAAAGAAGAATATCTTGAGCTTCAAGACTAGTGATGACATCGCATGCGGTGCAAGACCTAAGCACTTGAGTAACCAAGAGATTGTTCTCTCTGAAATGGACGAGAAGGGTGAGGTACAAACTCACTGGAATAAAATTTATATTGACTAACCTTTAAGAAAAAATGATAAGCACAATTAACATCCCAGGCGAAGGGTCAGGAGTACCCAAAGTTCTACAACCAGGTAATCATACTGTAACCGTTAATACAGTTAAACTAGAAGTTCCACCTTACAACAAGGATGCTATCAATGTAGTTCTTGGTGTAGAGGGTCCTGATATGGGTGAGACCTTTGAAGGTTTCTGGGTTAACAAAGATGATGAGTCTTTGGGACGCCATAAAGGTCAGGTAGCTTCTGTTAAGTTATCACAGTATGCATTCTCTGATGGCACTACTAAGTCTGGTGTTGCTGTAAAGCGTGACGTTGAGTTGCTAAGAGCATTGCAAACATTGTGTAAAGCATTTGGTTGCAATGACTGGTTGCTAGCACAGAACAACAACCATGATACTATGGAGAGTTTGTTTGCACAGTTTGCTAGTGACAAACCGTTTGCTGGTAAACAACTATACTGCTGTATTGCAGGTAGTGAGTATACCAACAAGCAAGGTTATACAAACTTTGATTTGTATTTCCCAAGAACTTCTAGAGGGTCTTATGCATATGAGGCAGCTGGAGTTAAACCAAGTCAAGTTGTAACCTTTGATGAGGAGCAACACATTAGAAGAAAGAAAGTAGAACCGGTTCAATCATTTGGTGATTCAAACGTAACTACTTCATCTTCAGTGGGTTCTGATTTTGAGTTATAATAAGTTTGATTATTGATGGAGAGGGGAGTACATTTACTCCCCTTTTTCATCCCTAAACTTTTGATTATGATAAGTACTAAACAACTATTAGATGATGTTGTACAGGTGCCAAGCTATTGGATATTTGAATTCTACTGCAGGTTATCTGAGAGACTTACTGGTCAAGACATGAAGATTAAATCTCTGTTCAAACCTGATGAAAGAACTCCTAGTTTCTGCATCTATGTTAGAGATGACAAGTATAGATTCAAAGACTTCAGTACTGGTGCTGGTGGTAATGGTGTTGATCTTGTTATGATGATGTATGATATGAACTTTGGGCAAGCTGCTCAGAAGATACTATGTGATTATAATGAATTCATACTTACTGGTAGACTTAGTGATGACCTTAGAGATTTTAAGAAGCAAGCTAAGTATCAAGTAAGGGAGTATAATAAAAGAGGTTGGACTAAACAGGATGCAGATTTCTGGACACAGTTCCGTATTGATTCTGATACGCTGTCAAACTTTAATGTTATACCGCTTGATTCATATGCTATGGTAAAGGAAGATAACTCTGATAGAGTTGTTATATCTGGGCCTAATCTTTATGGTTATACTAGGATTGATGGCACTATCTACAAGGTGTATCAACCTAAGGTTACTGAGCATAAGTTCTTCAAGGTTAAGAATTATATTCAGGGTACTGATCAATTGAAGTTTAATGTACCTAACCTTGTTATATGTAGTTCTCTTAAGGATGCCATGTGTCTTACTAAGTTTGGTTACAACACTGAAGTTGTTGCTCCAGATAGTGAGAATACTCTGATACCTAATGGCGCTATGTCAATGTATAAGTTGAAGTATAAAGCAATCTGTACTCTGTTTGATAATGATGAGGCTGGTATTAAGGCCGCACAGAAGTATCAAGATGAGTATGATTTACCGGGTGTTATATTACCAATGTCTAAGGATCTATCTGATTCTGTTAGAGACTATGGTATACCTGAGACAAGAAAAGTATTACACCCTTTATTAAAAGAAGCACTAAAGAAATGAGTTGGATCTACCAATTAAAAGAATTCACCGAGGATATGATTCCTGATGGTGCTGTAGGATTTGTATATCAGATGGATGTTATCCTAGATGGTGAACGCAAGTCCTACATAGGCAAGAAGAACTTCTTTGCGGATGTTAAGACAAAGCTTTCTAAGAAGGCATTGTCTACAGATAAACGTAAGAAGACTTACAAGCGCGTAAGAAAAATTGTATATCAGAACTACTATAGTAGTAATGAAAAACTTAAGGCAGCTCATAAGGCTGGGGTACAAATCAAAAGGACTATCCTAAAGATATGCTACTCTAAGACTGAGCTTTCTTATCAAGAGGTAAAGTACCAGTTCATGTGTGAAGTACTAGAGAAAGACTTCTGGTTAAACGCAAACATACTGGGAAGGTTCTATAAACAAAAGTAATATGGCAAGTTTAAAATTAGCAACG